CGACAAGTTGCCATTGTGGCCGCCCTCGGGTTAGCCCGGAGACGGTGAATCTCGTGCTCTGCGGGGTTCAAACCATGTTGTCAGTCAACCAGACTGGCATCTACAACAAATAGGAGTAGTGCCCATGGCTCTCATCGATCCGCAGTCTGTGACCATCAATGCCATCCCCGTTTCGCTTCCGCGAACCGGTTCCGGCATCGACACGGGGACCTTCACGTCTAACGACGGGTTGGTCAAGCTTTCCGTGTCGCACCAGTACGGCAAGCGTAACCGCCGGCTGGTGAGGATGGACCACAGCAAGATCGCGCCGGACCCCTTGACCGCTGCCAACACGTCGTTCTCGATGTCGGTGCAGACGGTCTTCGACACTCCGTCGAGGGGGTACACGGTTACGGAGGCTAAGCAGGTTGTGGACGGCTACATTGCCGCCCTGACTGCCAACTCCGGTGCTCTCGTCACCAAGATTCTCGGTGGTGAAAGCTAAACCGTGCCAGTGCCGTAAAAAGCACTGCAAGTGCAGGTGTCACAAAGGGCCCCAAAGCTGTAGGCCGGGTGGTTGTTACCACCCGACCAAAGGCCAAGGTTCCTTTGTTTATCACCTACCACGGAGCATCCAGCTTCGTGGGATCGTGGAGGTGTTGAAGAAGGTTTCGATCTTTTTCACATCTACTTTGATCGGTGTACTCGTTGTAGCCACGGGCCAGGATCGCCAACCACCCATTGAAAGGTGGCGTGATGAAAAGCCTTATGCTACTCTGGATTCAACTCCTGAACGATTGTGGGAGTTGGTGCCGCACGAGTACCACTCGCGACCAGAAAACGGCCGTGAGTCGATTTGAACACGAGGGGCTTCCGTTCTTTACGTTGGCCCTACCTGCTTATGCCAGTGACTTTGAACAAGCACTGGACACTGGGCAGGTGACTCCGCTCCTCTTCCCGACTTTTAAGAAGAGGGGAGCTCTCCCGATTTTCTTGGGTGAGTTTATGGATCTTGTGTTCGATCGTACTAGTGGAACGCTTGTTGACGAGCCGGACCATCAGGCGATTGCCTGTATCCGACAGTTAACCCTGTTTCTAGGAAAGGTCGAACTCCCGTGCAGTGATGCGCGGGTGCAAAGATCAATCCAAGGGTTCGTCGACTGTGAGAAGGAATTGAAGGACTCGCCAATATCTCCCGGGCTCCTCACGGAGTTTGGAAGTATGGCTCGTCTTGCTTTCGCCCAACTCCTCACGGAATTGGACGACCGGGTCTATAACAACGACCTGGTTCCGAAGCACGGCCCTGGTAAAACCGCTGACAGACTCCTGGGAAACCGGAAGTTTGACAGTATGGCGTGGACCTGGCGGTTGGAGCGCGTGTTCCCTTTTGTGGACTACGCACTCCCGAACCATCGGTACCATGAACTCCAGGATACCGTTCGATTTCTCGAACCCGGTGAAGAGTTGCCCGTGAGGGTGACTCTTGTGCCTAAAACGCTGAAGGCTCCACG